CGTCGGCGTTCAGACCATCGGCACCTATGCTGCAAACGTCGCAGGCGGCGCAGTCACGGTGAACGGTGCAGTCACTTCTGGCTCGACCATCGTCCTCGCTGGCTGGACTTCTGGCGACTTGCTGAACGAAGGCGATATCGTCACCTTCGCTGGCGTCTACTCTGTGAACCCGCAGAACCGTCAATCGACTGGCCAACTGCAACAGTTCGTGCTGACGGCAACCCCGACGGCTGCAACTGGCGGCGGCGCGATGACCATCACTGTCTCTCCGGCGGTCGTGTTCTCGGGCAACTACCAAAACGTGACGTCTACGACCTCCTCTATCGCAAACGGCGCGGTAATGTCGGTTTACGGTGCTTCGGCTACCGTCAGCCCGCAGAACCTGTTCTATCACCGCGACGCCTTCACCTTCGCCACGGCAGACCTTGAGCTGCCTCCCGGCGCGGTCGGCGGTAAGCGCGTGTCGAGCAAGAAGCTCGGTATGAGCATGAGGTGGCAACCCTTCTACGACGGTATCAACGACCGCAACTACTACCGCGTTGACCTGCTCGGCGGTTGGGCTACCCTCCGTCCTGAGCTGGCTTGCCGCGTGTCCGGTTAAGGGAGTAACGCAGCATGTCAATCAATAGCATCACCACCTCTCAGGCTGGTGGCTACCAAGCGGGTTTCGTCGGGGGCTTCCTTGCCCTCGGCGCACCCCTCGCGGCAGCACCCACTGGCTCTGACGAGACTGACGCAGCGCAGCTTGAGTTTGGCTTCACTGTCGTGACTGGGGCAGACGGCACCAAGGGGGTAATCCTCCCTGCCGCCAACCCCGGCGCATGGCTGGCAGTCTACTCTGCTACGGCTACCAACGGCCTGAAAATCTATCCGGCCTCTGGCGAATCCATCAACGGCGGCACGGCTGACGTTGCTATCACGATTGAGGGTAAAACTCTTGCCCTCTTTGCGGCGACGGCGACTGGCAACTGGGCTGCTATGTTCACCGCTAACTAAGGAGTCACCACCATGGTACAGACAACTACGACCCCCATCACTGGCGACCTCGGTGCTGGCTATCCCGATGGCATGACGCTGGATAACACCGTCGTCGCCACCGCGCTTGCCACTCCCGGCGCAATCGAAACTGGCACGACGGCCACGGATACCGTGATCCTGAAAGCCTACGACAACGACGGCGCAGCGTACAAAAGCTTCATCACGCTGACTGCTGGCAACACTCCGTCCTGTGCGATTGCAGCCCCTTCGGGCGGCACTCTCACAGTCAACGGTGCTGTTATCGGCGGCACGGCGGCTGCTGCTGCTACCGTAACGACGCTGACAAGCACTGGCTTGGCCACTCTCGCCTCGGCCTCGGTGACTGCCAACGCTACCGTCGGCGGCTACCTGCTTGAATCCGTCGGCAACGCGCTGACGGCTGCTGGCACGACCCGCGCAGATGCCCTGCAACTTGCGAAGCAGATCAACAACGTCACGACCGCTGCTGCTGGCACTGGGGTTATCCTCCCTGTCGGCGTGGTCGGGATGCGGATCACGATCTTCAACGCAGGCGCAAACGCCATTCAGGTGTATGCAACAGCATCTGAAACCATCGACGGCACGGCAGGCGCGACTGGCGTGGCTCTGACGAACGCAAAGCGTGCGGATTACTTCTTCACCGCAGCGAACACGTGGATCAGCGCACAGCTCGGCGTCGTTTCGGCGTAACTTGACATTGATGAGGCGGCGTCGGATAGTGGTCTGACGCCGCCCATTCAAGGAGAAGAACATGACTATGCCAGCACCGCAGAACCGCCTTGTCGTTAAGGGCAAGCTCACCGGAGAAGATGTTACCTCCGCAAAACCGAATTTCTCTGAATTTCCCAAGTGGAAATATCATGACCAATTTCAGGCACGCACGGTAATGAGCGCAGAGCAGGAAAAAGCTCTTGGCGACGGCTGGCGCGACACGCCGAACAAGAAGCAGGCTGACCCGGTTATTCAGGCAGCACACCCTGAACTCAACCCCTCCACGCCGGAGCAGCCTGCGCCCTTTGAGACTATCACCGTTGCAGTACCTGAGCCTCAAGCTGTCGAAGAACCGAAGAAAAAAGGCAAAGGGAAGTAAGCTTAAAAATGACGGGGCAGAGCCGTCGCCGCCGGAAGGCGTAACCTAGGAGTAAGAGCATGGCTACCGTACTAGATGTTTGCACCTCTGCCATGCGCGATATTGGCGCAATCGCCATCGAGGAAACTCCAAGCGCGGCAGAAGCTCAATTCTGCTTCAACAAGCTCAACGAAATGATTTCTGCTTGGAATAACGAAAGCCTGACGGTTTATTCCATCATAAACGAGGTTTTCCCAATCGTAGCGAGTCAACCATCTTACACCATGGGCGTAGGCGGCAACTTCAACACCGCCCGACCCATTAAAATCGTTGACGTATACACCCGCGACGCAAACGGGAACGATTTTCCTGTGCAGATTATCGACTACGACCAGTATGCGTCGATCCTGCCGAAATACATCACTTCGCCGCTGGCGCAGATGATATACAACGACAACAACTTCCCGCTGCTCACCCTGTACCCTTGGCCTATCTGGAACAACAGCAGCTACTCGGCTGTGATCTGGTCATGGCAGGCGATAACGGCTTTCCCTCTGCTCACGACGACTCTGGTGCTTCCTCCGGGCTATGATAGGGCGATCAAATATAACCTTGCCATTGAAATCTCGCCCGCGTTTGGCCGCAGCGTCAGCGCAGACCTCCGCGACCTTGCCGTGACGTCGAAGGCTACCATCAAGCGCACGAACATGGAAATCCTGCAAATGGGCTTCGATGACTTCCTGCTGAAACGACCGGGGGGCTGGAACTGGCAGGCACAATGCTTCGGCGGGGTATCGTGACGCATGAAAATCCCCTTCATCGGACAGTCATACGTCTACCGCAATCTTAACTTCGACGCCCAACGCTGCATCAACTGGTATCCGATCAAGTCGGAGACTGGAACGAGTAAGAATATCGACGGTTTGCAGGCGACGCCGGGTAAGGAAGAGTTTTGCGACCTCGGGAACGGTGGAATCCGTGGCTCATGGCAAACGCTTGGCCGCGCCTTTTCGGTTTCTGGCAATAAACTTTATGAAATCTACTCGGATGGCACGTTTGAACTGCGCGGGCAACTCAGGTCGAATATCGGCTACGTGGACATGGACGATAACGGTCAGCAGCTTGTTCTGGTCGATGGCGTTTACGGCTATATCCTGAACCTGTCCACCAACGTATTTTCCCGCATCACATCACCAGCGTGGACTGGCTCGGCAACGGTTTGCTACATCGACGGGTATTTTATTTTCGTGCGCCCTGACTCTGGCGTGTTTTACATCTCGGATATCCTCGACGGCCTCTCCCTAGACGCCCTTGAATTTGCCAGCGCGGAAGGATCGCCTGATAACCTTGTCGCCTGCGCCGCATTGCAGGGCAAGCTCTGGCTGTTCGGCACGCAGACCGTGCAGATTTACTACGACTCCGCAGACCCGCAGTTTCCCTTCGACCCTATCGACGGCGCATTTATCCAGTATGGCTGCGCGGCTGCTCACTCGGTAGCGAACAGCGCTAACACCGTTTTCTGGCTTGGCTCCGGCACGGAAGGCGACGGCATCGTATGGATGGCCACAGGCTACCAGCCCCAGCGTGTCAGCACGTTTGCCGTCGAGTATGCGATATCAACCTACGGCGATGTTTCGGACGCTATCGGCTACACGTATGAGGAAGAAGGTCACTTCTTCTATGCCCTTTGCTTCCCCAGCGCGAACACGACATGGTTTTACGACATTAACCTGCAACAGTGGCACGAACGTGCCTACTGGAATACGCAGACAGGACGCTACGAGCGCGACCGCGCCGTGACACATATCTTTGCCTTCGGCAAGCATCTTGTGGGCGACTGGAAAACTGGCAAGATTTTCGAGCAGTCACTCGACCTGCTGGACGACGACGGTGACGTAATCAGGCGGCTCCGTTCATCCCCGCATACCTTCGACTCCGACAACCTGAACTATATCTACTATCACAGATTCCAGCTCGACATGATGACTGGTATCGGCAACCTGACAGACCCAAATCCGCAAATGTCTCTAGCATGGTCGAACGACGGCGGGCATACGTGGTCGAACGAGCATACCCGTTCTGCTGGCCGCGTTGGTAACTATAAGGCGCGGGCAATCTGGCGTGCGCTTGGCCGCAGCCGTGACAGGGTTTTCCGTGTAATCACGACGGCGCGGGCGCGGCTCACGCTTATCGCCGCACACGTTGAGGCTACAAAGGGAAATAGCTGATGGTTACGACCGCAGTAAAGCTCCCGCCGCCTCCCGTACAGGCTCCAATCACGGATAAAAACGGCACGATGACGCCTGTATGGTGGTCATGGTTTCAGAATTGCTTTAACCGTATAGGTGGCACGTTCGTGCCGGAAGATAACGACAGCGACGTTTTGCTGGCGTTTGCCGATATTCAGCAGCGACCTGACACGATAAACATCGTCAACGAGGCTTTGAATATCTTCGAGGCATCCGGCAACTCGGCGCAATTCGCTTCTGCCATCCAAGAGCTTAAAACGCTTATTGCTACGATTGGCGACTCTCAGCCCCTGCTCGGGCGTGTCGCAAGCCTTGAGGTGCAGCAGTTTGACGTTGAACCGCAGCCCCTTGTCAGGCGCGTCGAGAACTTGGAGAACCAGCAGTATGAGAGCGAGACGATCCGTTATGTCGAGAAGTCTGTAGACGACCTCTTTGGCGCGAACCTTTCTCACCAGCACCCTATATCAGGCGTTTACGGCTTGCAGGCCGCGCTTGATGAAAAGCTTTCAGAAGCCCTGACAGACACATACATTTTCGTCGGTAATGCGTCGAATATAGCGACCGGAGTCGCCATGAGTGGCGACGCTACCATATCGAACACTGGCGCATTGACGCTTGCCAATACAGGCGTTGTTGCGGCATCATATACGAACACGAACCTGACTGTTGACTCCAAGGGCAGGATTACGGCTGCATCAAACGGATCTGGCGGCGGTGGCAACAACTCAGATTACAACAATCCTTTTTTGCTGATGGGGGGCTAAATGGCGACAACTCTTAAAGTCCTCGGGCAGCTTTACCCCACCTTGGCGACGCTATCGACGCTTTACACCGTTCCGGCACTCACGACGACGGTCGTTTCGTCGCTTACTGTCTGTAACAAAAGCGGCTCATCCGACACGTTCCGCATTGCCATCCGGCCTGCTGGCGGCGCAATTTCAGATGAAATGTACCTGTACTATGACGTCCAGATTACGGGTAACAACACTTTCATCGCTACCGTAGGCATCTCGCTTGCGACTACCGACGTCATATCGGTTTACAGCACGAACGGCACTTGCGCTTTCCACGCATACGGGCAGGAGAACACCTAATGTCACAGGGCTTTGCGGTTAATAGTTTAGGCAGCGGGAATCCGGGAGGCTCCGACACGCAGATTCAATACAACGATGCAGGCGTTTTCGGCGGCATCACTGGCGCGACCACGGACGGCACTACAGTTACCCTCACCACACCAAAGGCCATAAACACGACTGACAGTGCTTCTGTGCAAGTGGCTCGTTTTGACGGAGACAGGGCTACGCCTGCGGATAACGACTCTGCATATCAGTCATATTACCTTTCCAATGACGCTGGTACTCAGGTCGAATTTGCCCGCATGACATGGATCGCAACCGACGTTAACGCAGGTACGTCAGAGGATGGAGCGATACAGTGGGGCGTCGCTACCGCTGGCGTTATGACTGACCATGTATTTCTTGGCAACGCAGCATTTCGCCCGACGACAAACGACACTCATACTTTAGGGTCTGCTGCTGCTTCATGGTCTGACCTTTTCCTTGCCAGTGGCGGCGTCATAAACTGGGACAACGGGAACATCACTCTTACGCAGTCGGCTAATACCCTGACGTTCGGCGGCGCGGCTACCTCTACGCTTGCGCTTGGCGCGAACAATATCACCATGACAGGCTCAATCGGTACGACGGGCGCAAGGCTGACGAAGGGCTGGTTTACCGACCTTGAGGTGACAAACGCAATTGTCGGCAGCGCGACCAATGTCTCGACCGCTGACGAATCGGCAGACACGACCTGTTTCCCTGTTTTTGTGACTGCATCTGGCACGCAAACGCTGCCGCTGAAAAGCAACACTGGCCTGACGTACAACAGCAGCACAAACAACCTTGGAGCTACCACGTTCACAGGCGCACTGTCCGGCAACGCGACTACAGCGACGTCTGCCGCTACGCTGACTACTCCGCGCACCATAGGCGGCGTATCGTTTGATGGGTCTGCAAACATCGTTCCGCAAACCATCCAGAGCGTTAACGAAGCATCCGATACTACCTGCTTCCCGCTGTTTATCACGGAATCTGGCTCTCAGTCATTGCAGCCGTGCAACAACACCAGTTTCACGTTCGACTCCAATACGGCGACTCTTGGCGCGACAAACCTTCGCCTTGGCACAGGCGGCGCGATACAGACCGCGCAATCAGCAGGCAACACGCTGCTGATACGCGCATATGACGTTGACGGCGCTGCGTACACGACTTTTGCGACTCTGACAGCGAACAACACGCCTACAATGGACTTGTCCACATCGGTCACCGTTGGAAGCAATAAGGTCGTTGGAAGCATCAGCAGCAGCGTGACTGACAACACTATCGTTCGCATGGACAGCACGACTGGCTCTGTGGTGCAGTCAACGGGCGTCGTCATTGACGACAGCAACGGACTGTATAACTACCGCGCAGTTTTCAACAACCAGACTGGCACGACCTACACCACCGATGACACTGACACTGGCAAGATACTCACGTTCTCGAACGCATCTGCTATCGCCGTCACGCTGCACGCTACGGCTACAGTAGGAACAGCGTTTACATGGGAGCAGAAAGGTGCGGGGCAGGTTACGTTTGCATCTACAGGCTCTGGCACCGTGGTGAACCGTCAGTCTCACACCAAGAGCGCGGGGCAGTACGCCTGCGGCACGCTGTTCGTTCATGCCAACTCCGGCGGCTCTGCTGCTGTTTGGGTACTCGCTGGGGATACGACAACGTGAGGTGGGAACGCGCAAAGCATTGGCTACGCCCTAAGCGTGAGAAGGCCGTCATTGCATCGACGGCTCTCGTATTCGCGCTTCTCGCAGCTCACGCAGATATTAACGAACCAGATATATATGTGCGCGACTACGCCGTGCGTAAGGTATCTGAACCAGTTTGCAGCATCGTCTGCCTTCCTG